TTCTCCTTGAATCCAAAGAGAGCGTACGCCCAAAAATGGGTGCCCATTCGCTCCTGCATATAGCGTAGGGCGTAGTAATCGTGTTTTTCAAGTGCGTGGTTAATAGATTGGCTGATTACGTCCTCTATGAGAGGAACTAAGTCATCTTTCTCTATGTCCAAGTCATCCTTTCTATGTCGAATTTCTTTACCATCGGGACTATAACCCCAATAGCAATAAAAATCGACAGATCTACAGTCCTCCGAGGTAAACACGTTACCCCGGATGTCCTCATATTCTGCAAATATCAAAGACGTTGTATAGCTCCCATCATACATCGCCTTGATTTTGGCGACTTCGTCCAGCGCACGAAAGTGCGCTTCACGACCGGTCATACCGCGAAGACGGTATGACCTGACCAACTCTTGAAAATCGATGCAATGCCCTTTGTTTTGCAAACCGGGCCTTGCTTGTACCAAGACTTCGTAAGATCGCTTCTTTTTAGTTGGGTAGATATTTACATCTACCCATTCTAACGGGTTGTCGTGCCCGTCGTTGTACCTTAAAACAATTTCTAGCCCATTATGCTTTATCTTTTCGTACATTGTTCTTTCACCACCGTCTGGGCAACAAACTTTGAATTCAGCGTGTACACCTTGAATTCCTTTTCAATCTCTGCAAAAGCATTGTTCCGCGCATAGTCACGCGCTTCTCTCAAGTTATCGGTTTGCATTAGTACGCGATCACCGCGCACAACGATGTAAAGATTAGGATTAGATTTCATCTTCCTTCAGCCAGTACAAGAAAACAAAAAGGATGACAAAGTACCACTTTAACTCCCAGATAAAACGAAGCAAAAGAGTCAAAGTTTCGAAAAGATCGTCCAACATTATGTGTCTCCTATATAGGTGGGCCTGCGATGCGAGGTTGCCACAGGAAGACTGAACGCCGGCTGAACGGGGTCGCGAGCGCGCAGGCGCGCGTTAAGAAAATGTGAAATTTTTTGTTGGCAAAAATTCAGTTTTGTTTACATTACGTCCACGACAGTAGGAGGGCTAGTGGCGGCGCTGTCCAGGCGTTGTAATAGATATCACTAGTAATATATATTTAATATATATAAGGAGATGTGTCTCAGTAGGTATAGGGCTTTCCTATAGTGTGTTCCCCGGGGAATCTATTACAAAATTTCAGCGCGCTGTCCGTTCAGATTCGGGCGTGGACTTATGCGGCCTCCAGGCCCGCCGTTCAGATTCGGTGAACTTCGATAAGTATTACTGAACTGTAATTAAACAGTAATAAATATTACTGGCTAGTAAAATCAATGACTTACGCGCGTCATCATGTAATGAAAACGAATCGTTAACGTTACTTTTACTTCGCTGAACATACTCTGAAATCTAGCAAAAATGCGGGCTAAATCCGTTACATTTCAGTCTTTTTTGAACGATCCGAACGTTAATGTAATGTATACGTCAAAATTTGACCAAATTTCACGCGGTTTTCACTAACTTCTTCACATTACCTTAACATTCGGGCTTAAAGACAAATTACCGTCGTATAGTCCCGTAAATAAGGAGAAACTAGTAGTATTTCCCGTGGGCGTCTAGGTTTAAATCGTAATATTATCACGCGGGGTTTTTGTTGCCTATTTGCCGTATAGTCTCGCAAATAGGTACTATTCGCCGTATAGTCTCGCAAATAAGGCATTCTAGAGCGTAAAAAATAATAAAGCCTCGAATAATCGAGGCTCGGCTGAACGAAAAATAAACGGCGAAGTGCAAGGTTCTGCATATTCAGGTTTTGTTCAGCATTGTTGTGCTACTCGCGCGCGCACGTGCGCGCGCACGTGCATATAGAGTTGGCATTCATTCATAGTCGTTCAGGTTCTGTTCATGTAGGCTATGCGACTCTAAGCGGGTCGACAGGATTGCATAGTGCAATCCGGACATTGGGAGTAACGCAATCGTGAAAAACTCAGCACTACGTGACGCAATCATCGATGCGACAACAAAAGTCGTTTCAGCCAAGTCAGCCAAGTCAGCCAAGTCAGCCAAGTCAGATAAGCCAGTAACGAAAGTGGAACTCGCCGCTCGATTGCGCGCACTAGAATCCGCTGGATTGCTTAAGAAAGCGGAGCGCCAAGATATTCCTGGTCATATCTGTTTCTGGGCGGGTAGTAGGCTTGCCGTATGGTCAGGCGTGGACCGTTCTGACTACTATCGAGTGTCTTTTCGAGTAGCCGAAGATGATCCAAGTGTAGTCATTACCGGTCGAGGTCTCTTGGATTCTGAGCGTATGGAACGTGCGACGCTCTCGGCGAAAGCCATTGCGAAGTATCTTCGCAATGGCGGCACATTGAATGTGCCGCCAGCGTCAGCACGGCCGCGAAAGGTAGCGGGCATTCGTATCACCGCGGATTAAGTCTAACCTAGGCTACGCCAGATATCTGGCGTAGCCTTTCTTTTTTGGAGGGAAAACATGGACTTTTACGGTATTGTGAGAGAGTTAATTGCGAATCTTAAGCGCCAAGACTTGCTAAGCTTTGCTGTCAGTCTTAAGTGTCCAAAAGAATTGATTCCAGATTGCGGATTGGCTTTTCGCGAAATTGCGTGCAATATCGCGTCAAGTCTCGCGCGCGATTTTGGTATGTACTATCGCGAAGATGTAGTCCGTGTACTATCGGAAGCTTTGGTCGAAGCTTCGCATAGCCATGGCAGACTGCGTACAAAAAAGACTGTCGATAAGTACTTGAAAGACTTCAATGACGGTACAGATACGGGGCGGGCGATACTGTACGCAATAGGCGAGCCTAATCCTATCGAAGCTTTCATGAATGTTGTTCGTCTAACTGGCAATAACTTTCTTGATGCGCAGATGACCGAAAAAGATATCGTCGAATGGCTCGACCCACACAAACGAAAGCTTATCGATGAACTTGATTATGTTCTTCGAGGCCTAAGGAACTAACCTAGTCTAAGTCGCGCCAGATACTGGCGCGACTTTTTTCTGTCCTAAAACATGAAAATTTTTTCGTGTATTTGGATGCTTGTGTTGCTATGCGATTGTGGTAAACTAGAATCAGCAAACCTGCATCGGCAAACTAGAATCAGCAAACCTGCATCGGCAAACCTGTATTGGCAAATCTGCATCGGCAAACCTGTATTGGCAAACCTGTATTGGCAAGCCTGTATTTTTAGGCTTGCATAGTAAACCTGCAATCTGATTCTGCGCATCGAGGTGCGCGGCCCCCGGCCCCGACCCCCGGCCCCCCACGCGGACCACGAGGCCCCCCGCGCGCGCCGCCCCTCCCCCACCCCCCTATAACATCGACATCCCGACAAAACTCAACCATACCGCGCCCTCTATACCCCCATGCGGACCACGACCCCCGTGTACTTCGCAAAAGGCTCCCCGGACTTGATTTTATAGTACATGAGATGTACACTATCAGGCATGGGCAGCATGACCGTTTCCAACAAAGCGCTAAAATCTTATATCGTGCAGTCTGGATTTACTCCAGAATCGCTGTACAACTATCCTGCGCGCCACTTAATACCAGAGCAATATCTTGAAGAAGTGGGCATCCGTCGCATAGCAGAAATGCTATGTTATGGTATCAGTACTCGCAAAGTGGCAGAATACCTGGGTGTAAGTCCTATTATACTTAGACGTTGGATCAAGGAAGACCCAGAACGAGCTAGTTTTTACCAGACTGCTTTAGAAATTGCAGGCGAAGAGTTTGCCTTCAAAGCCATTGAAGAACTAGAACAAGCAGACGTGCATTCAAAAGCCGACGTTGCACGAGTCACGGCTATGGCCGACCATTTCCGGTTTATGGCTAAGTCGTTTAACAAAGACACATTTAGCGAGCGCAAAGAAATCAAAGGCACTACAACAGCGCCATTTGTTCTTAATGTTTCGTTTGATCGTAGTAAGCAGTCTGTTATAGAACTGGACTCGGAATCTTATGGCGAAGCCTAAGCACTTTCTTAGTGATAAGCCAAAAAGCAACGAAATAAACTATAACGCAACTCCAACTGCTTCAGAGTTTCACCACTCTGACGCTGGTTTTCGCTGTTTATTAGGGCCTGTGGGCTGTGGTAAGTCTGTGGCCTGCGTGATGGAACTGCTGTTCCGTGCTTTGGAACAGGAACCGAATCCTCTTGGAGTGCGCGAAACAAAGTGGCTTATTGTTAGAAATACGTATCCAATGCTAGAATCGACTACGGTCGAGACTTTCGTTAGATGGATACCGGCATCAATATGCAAAATGACCTACGATTACCCCATTGAAGGGCATATATCCTGTCCTCATCCGTCGGGTGATGGAACCACAGTCGATGCTCGCTTTATATTTATGGCACTGGACAGGCCGGAAGATGCGAATAAACTGCTTTCTTCTGAGTATACTGGCGCGTGGTTGAACGAAGCGTCGGAAATTAATCGCGCTATTTTTGAGAGAATCTTCACTCGACTGCGGTTTCCACAGACGATCAAGGACAAAGACGGCAAACAAATCTATGGGCCGACGTGGAAAGGCGTGATCGCAGATACAAACCCGCCAAAAACTTCACACTGGATTTACGACGAGTTTGAAAACAAAAAGCCAAACCCAAAAATATCGCGGTTGTTTAAGTATCCACCTGCTGTTTATTACGATTACGAGAAGAAAGATTGGGTTGTAAACCCTGATGCAGAAAACTTGGTCAACTTACCAGACGACTACTACTCTAGCCAACTAGATCGACTTTCGGAAGACGAGATCAGAGTTTTCCTAGCTAACGAATACGGCATGGTCCGGCTTGGGATGCCGGTGTTCCCGCAGTATCAAGAGTCGTTACATGTCGCAAAGCAGCCGTTGCAGCCCCATCGAGGGCTGCCGCTCATTCTGGGGTTTGACTGGGGCCTGAACCCGGCAATGGTCGCAGCACAACTTACCCCAATGGGTAGGCTTCACGTTCTGGATGAGTTTAGCCCGGAAAATGAAGACTTGGAGTCGTTCCTAGACGACTACGTCGTGCCGCTCCTAAGGTCCAAATACAACGGCTTCAGAATCGAAGCTGTTGGCGATCCGGCTGGTCGTGGGCGTTCTGGTCTTGACAAGCGCACGCCGTTCGACGTGGTGCGTTCCAGGGGCATCCTAGCCCGTCCAGTGGGCAACAACTCCTTCGTCACCCGCAAGGAAGCTGTGGACTACTTCCTCAACCGCACTAACGGCCTCCTCCTCGACCCACGACTCCGAATGTTGCGCGAAGCGTTGGGCGGTGGATACTGCTACGCTAAGCTGTCGAACTCTTCACAATATCGCGAGAAACCTGATAAACAGAATCCATACTCGCATATTGCAGATGCGTTGCAGTATTTGTGTCTATACCTTCGATTTGGGTATGGAGGAGTGCAACAACACAAGCCGGAAACTAAACCTACCGTTAAATACGCCTACGCTTAAATTGCTTATGTTTAAAGCAATCGAAAGAGGTATTCGTGATTAAGTATATTGGTTCTAAGCGGAAACTTATTCCAGTAATCCTTGAGGCAATCCGTAGGGTTACGGACGCTCGAACGGTAATTGATTTGTTCTCCGGTACCGCTCGTGTGGGGCACGCCCTCAAGGCCGCCGGTTATCGTGTGTTGTCAAATGACCATAACGCCTATGCGGCAGTCTTGGCGCGCTGCTATGTGCAGGTGGATGTTGACGATGTGCTGGAAGACGCGAGAAAACTCATCCGCGAATTCAACGCCCTGAAGGGCGTGCCCGGTTACTTCACCGACACCTTCTGCGTGAAGTCCCGCTTCTTTCAACCGAAGAACGGGGAGCGCATTGACGCCATCCGCGAAGCAATCGCGGCAAAAGGGCTCGATCCGGAGCTGGAAGCCGTGTTGCTCGTTTCGCTCATGGAGGCGGCTGATCGCGTGGATTCGACCACTGGTGTGCAGATGGCGTATTTGAAAACGTGGGCGCCTCGTTCATATAATGATTTAGAACTGCGTGTGCCTAACTTGCTTCCTCGCGCCAAGCATGGAAAAGGGCAAGCTGTATGTCTTGACGCATTTGAAGCTGCTAAGGTACTTGAGGGCGATGTAGCGTACATCGATCCTCCTTACAACCAGCATTCATACTTAGGCAATTATCATATATGGGAGTCATTTGTACGATGGGATAAGCCGGAGGTCTATGGCATCGCCTGCAAACGTGTTGACGTTCGTGAAAGACAGAGCGTGTTCAACTCTCGACCTCGCTTTGCGAGTGCGATGCAGGAACTACTGGCCGCCGTGCGCGCCCGTACTTGTAGTGTCGTTCAATAACGAGGGGTACTTGTCGCGCGAAGAACTGGAGTCAATGTTACGTTCTCTTTGGAATGGTCAAAGCAAAGTTGTAACAATTGAGAATGACTACAAACGATACGTCGGGGCTCAGATTGGTATTTATAATTTAGATGGCGAGATAGTTGGGACTGTGAGCCATCTTTTTAACAAAGAATTTATTTTTATTGCGTCTAAAGAAGATGTATCTGATACGTTTGCATCGGTGTTAAAACACTAATACGCCTACGCTTAAAATTGCTTATGTCGAAAGTAATTAAAATCGCTGATAGATTTGCGAAGTCGCCGTTAAATAAACTAGTAGAATTGCTTGGGGAAGAAGATGAGAGTGCAGTAGTAGCTACAGTTGTGATCTTGCACCGCAAGGATGGGTCCGTTGTGTTCAACGCGACTGGTGACTTTGTGTCGCTGATGATGCTTGGTGCGATGCAGATGGCTGAACGAGAGATCGCGGACCAGTTCGGGGTGGGCAATACATGACCGCTGTTAGGCCGTTTGGCGGCCCTCAGAGGCCGGTTACGCCATCCGGCGCTACTCAGCGTCCGCCCTGTGGGAGTGCCGCGCTCCAGACGCTTGGGGCCGGCTGCAAGGGGAGGAGACGGCCCCGCAACCGTGGTAGCCGTGTCGGCGCGGTGTTAGTATACTAACCTCTGTAGGCCAGTCAATCGCTCTCACCATATGACACCAGATGACATAAAGCAATGGTGGGAGTTCGCTATACATGCGCCTATCGTACTGACTTTATTAGTTATTTTAGTTGGGCTTGTTTACGTTACTTATAAGTTTCTTGTTTATGCTATACGTGAGATACGTCTGACTATTGACGTTACTTCTAGACTTAGAGACGATCTCATAGATAAACTTAATGAGCAAGACAGATACATAAAAGAGCTTGAGGCTTTAGTAGATGAGTTAAAACTTAGAGTTAAATGCCTTGAGGCGCTATTAAGTGAGTTAAAAAGTAAATCGATTGAGTAGAGATTTAGTATGTTAACCACAAGTCCGGAAGGTAAAAAGTTAATCAAAGAGTCTGAAGGTCTCAGACTTTCGGCTTATCTCTGTCCTGCTGGCGTGTGGACTATCGGTTATGGCCATACTAGAACCGCTACTAAAGGTATGCGGATAACTGAGCAGCAAGCTGATAATTTATTTGACCGGGATATTAGCGTCTGCGAGAAGTGTGTCAATAATGCCGTAACCGTCAAGATTAACCAGCAGATGTTCGATGCGCTGGTTAGTTTTGTGTTTAATTTTGGGTGTCCCCGGTTTCAGTCTTCGACTATGCTAAGGTTGTTAAACCAAGGCGACTATGTCGGTGCTGCGCAGCAGTTTTCTAGGTGGGTATACGGAACGAACCCTAAAACTGGTAAAAAAGAACAACTTCCAGGCTTAGTGGCTCGAAGGGCCAAGGAACGCCAGATGTTCGAAGCTGGTATGTTGCAGTTGATGGGTACTCCTAAGCCTACGGCGGATATTCCTGAAGAAAATAAAAGATACCCCGTTAAATCGACTACAAACGCTGGTTTAGCTGTGACGACGGCTGGTATAGTTGGTTCGGAAGTCACTACGATAGCTAGTGATTTATCTCCTCTAACTCCTCATTCTTCTACTATCCAGACTGTTTTTGTTATTTTAAGTTTAATTGGTATTGGTTTAGCTGCGTGGGGTAGGTACAAAGTTTACAGAGACAGTGGGAGGTAATATAGATGGGCCCCCTCACTCCCAGTTTGGCTACAAAAATATGCACTACTCTCGCTCTCCTTGGGATGCTTACTGGGGGACTTGCAGCGTGGACGCTACAATCAATTCGATATGGCGCAGCACTTGCGATAAAAGATACGGAATTAGCTAATAAAGATAAAATAATTGCAGAAATGCGTGAGCAGATGGCTGCTACTGCTTCGGATGAACTAACTAAGATTTTAGAAAATAATAGAGCAGCTGATGTTAAGTATGCTCAACGATTTAATGAGTTACAGAAGGCGATTCGAGATGCTAAATTATCTGTTAAAACTAGTCCTAGTGAGCCTCGTAGGCTTACTCCTGACGAGTTGTGCATCCTTAGACAAGCCGAAAGAATTGCCCAAGGCCGTGATCTGTCCCCAGGTTGCGGCGAAACCAGTATTGCCGTTTCCTCCGGTAAGTACGATAAAGACTGACGAAGAAGCGATTGTGTTTTATATTTACGCTGCTGGTGCCTATCGAAGCTGTATTATAGCCCTTGAAGATTTAGAGAAGCGAGCAAATGGCGGTGAACTTAACGAGCGCTGATTCTGATAGCGCCTTCAGTGCTTACGATAAATATGCGTCGCAGCTTGCTGTCGAGCAAGCGCTGGCTCTCTACGTTCGCAAAAAATTTGAGGAAGCAGAGCAGCACCGAACTGAAACAGGGATTTCACGGCGTCTAAATGAGTGCTTACGAGCGAAGAAGCGTGAGTACACGGCTGAAGAATTGCAGATGCACGGTGGAATCGACGTTTACGTCGGTATCTGCGATCTGAAGAGTAAGGGCGCCGAGTCTTGGATAACTGACATTCTTCTAAGTTCTATTGATAAGCCGTTTACTCTTAAACCTACGCCTATTCCTGAACTTCCCGAGTGGATGAAAGAGCAGGTCGTTGACATGCTCGAACAAGAACTTGAGTCACTCGGTGGAATAGAAAATATCACAGGCTTGATGGATAAGGCTAAAGAACTGAAGTCTATTAGTCTGAAGTTTGCCTACGCTCAAGCTGAACGTGCTGCCGCTGCTATGGAGAAGCATATCGAAGACCAGCTTCTCGAAGGCGGGTGGCGTACAGAGTTCGCTAATTTTATACACAATCTTACAGTTTTTCCTTTCGCAGTCATCCGCGCTCCTGTGATTACTTCAAAGCGTGTTGGAGTGTGGGATGGCGATTCGTATAAGATCAAGCAAGAGCCTGTGTGGGCTGTTAAAGCTATTTCTCCGTTTGACTGCTTCTGGTCTCCAGACTCAACTAACCCACAAGATGGCGAGTACTTTATCCAGCGTACTCGGATGAAGCATTCAGAATTGCATAATTGCATCGGTCTTCCGGGGTTTAATGAAGAAGCTATTCGTAGGGTGCTTGACTCTTATAGTCATGGATTTTCGTTGGATGTCAATGAAGATAATACCCGCAATGATTTAGAAGAAAAGGAAGACTCGATTTTCAGCGGTAATACCGTTGATGTCCTTATAATGAATGGGCTGATTCCGGGCGACTTGTTAGCAGATAATGGCGTCATAGTGCCGGATATTCAGCAACATTACGAAAGTGAAGTTTGGGTAATCAACGATGTTTGCATTAGAGCGGTATTGAATACCCATCCGCTTTTGACTCGTCCGATCTACGGCACTTCGTTTAGTAAAATACCGGGCACATTTGCTGGTAATGGTGTCGTTGATCTTGTGCGAGATATTGAGCGCATGTGCAATGCGTCGGTCCGAGCCATGCTGCGAAACTTTGCTTATTCGGCAGGGCCGATAGCCGAAGCTGTTGTGGAAAGATTTGAGGCTGGAGAAAATATAGAGGAAATACAGCCATTTAAGATTTACAGCGTTAAGCCTGACTATACAGGTCAGAATGGCGAGGCTATGCGCTTCAAGATTGTGCCGAACGTGGCTAATCAGTTGCTTGAAGCGTTTGCGTATTATATGAAACTAGCCGATGACTTTAGTCAAGTCCCGGCTTACGTACTTGGTAATCCGCATGTCGCGGGCGCTGGTCGGACACTCGGCGGGTTGTCCATGTTGATGGGCAATGCCGCAAAAGGTATTAAGCAAGTACTTCTCAACATAGATCGAGACATCATTGAGCCGATGGTTGAGTCCTATTATGTTCTCAATATGGCTGTCGGCGATGATGAAGATATAAAAGCGGACGCCAAAGTTGTTGCGCGTGGGGCTTCCGGGTTGCTTCAACGAGAGCTTGCGCAGACACGTACTGTCGAAATACTTAATCTTCTTACGCCATATGCTCAAGCCGGGGCTCTGGACGGAGATAGCATTAAGATACTACTTCGTGAGATTTTGAAGACAACTGGGTTGCCGGTAGACGACATTATTCCAGACCCGAATCGTATAGCGGAGATTCAATCGGCTCTTGGGCGGGTTGGCGTCGTTAACGGCCTAGACAGAGGCACTTCCAATCCTGTACCATTACCCCCGCAGAGTCGCCCACCGAACATTCAGCCGGGTAATCCAGTCCCGATTAATTTGCCTACTGGAGCTTGATGATGCAGTTTGACGGTAGTAATATACTTGTCGGGGATAGCGTGTATGATCTTGCATACGGCCCCGGTATCGTAGTCGAACTTAAACCTAACGAAAACAGGTTTATCGTTAGATTTGGTGAAAGATATGTAGGCTACAACCTTAACGGCCAAGGTAATTTTGATCGTAAGACGTTGTATTGGCGCGACCCGACTGATTCTCTACCAGTGCCAAAAGACAACGCCCGATGGGCACTATTTACTGCAATTAAAGCAAGTCTTCATAACGCTATTCTTTCGTCATAATTATGAGCAATCCTATTTCTAAAGCTCCTACTCCTACTCTGGCTTCCGGTGTTTCGGAAGTTGAGATGGGTAGTTCTACTTTTACGGCAAACTCTGATCTTTCGCCTATCATAGTAGTTGATAGAGAGCCGGTTAAGATTGTTTCTTTTAATATCACCGGGAATACTGCGTTAGTTGTTAATCATATTGCAACTATTGGCTCCACAGAGATAATGGAGTCATACCGTCCAAATGGTGAAGAAGTAGCTCTTAACGCCAACAGAAACGAAGTTATACTTCATCGTTCTGGACGTTATCGACTCGAAGCTAGAAATATACAAACTCAAGTAACTGCCTTTTGGTGGCAGTTTTCAATGACTCATGAGTGGTATGACGAAATCGCAGAAGCTCTGCGATTTTTGTGTTCTTGCGTCTCACCACAAGACGTTCAGTTAGTCGCTGGTCCTGGTATTGCAATTGAGAATCTCGGAGGAGGTTCTTGGCGCATTAGCAATACTGGAATTATTAATGCGTCTAATTCTACTACTGTCGAGCACCAAGTAACTAATGGTGTTCTGAATTCACACGTTAAGATTTCAGAAGACCCAAATAACGAGCTTTTTGCTAGAGACGATGGTCTTTACGCCACTGTCAATGCATCTAATGTTCCTTGTGCTTTAGGACAAGCAATTCAACCCACCGCAATTCCTGTAAGAAATCTTCGTTTTGTTGTTTTAGACAACAATAACTGCCTGCGTTGGGT